TCTTGTAGCTCGTTGCCATGTCCTATGCTCCCATGAGTAGAAAGTTGTTTTCAAAGCCGCCAGCACCGCCGCCGCCGACCGCTTCGAACGAGGTTCCATTGTAGAACTCGAGGCTGTTGGCGTCCTCGAGGTAGGTGACCATGCCCTCTGACGGGGATGGAATAGCAGAGCCACGTTCAGCGGTCCCTGCGAAAACCATAACCGACTGATCCATCAGGTAGCCGTTCACCTCTGAGGCTTCTAAGACCTCGCCTGCTACGAAAGTCTTTTTTCCGAGTCCAGCCACAGCATTCCCTTCCTAGAAACCAAGGACGTTCGTCGAGTCTATTGTACCGAACACAGCATCGTCTAGTACGAGTGGCGTTGCATCCAGCGAGTCGAACCCGAACGTTACGTCGTGACGTTGCGGACTGACCGAGTGGTTGATGCGGATTATTTGCGCGTAGCGGTCTATCGCCGTGCCCGTCTGGTTCGGTGTGAACTTCACCCGGACAACGTCGCCGATTTCCAGCCCGACAATGGCGGCCTTATCCGTTGGATCCAAACGGTCTAAGTTCACCCGGACAGTTTCGAACCGCAGGTCAGGCTCGGCATAACGCCCGACGATATACCGCGCCAGGTCATCTATTTCTAACTGGGTGGCATTTAACGTTTCGCGTTCATCCGCAATAATCCCGTAGAACTGTTGCGAAAGTGTGTCGTCTGCCGTGGCAGTACCCGCAGGCGACGTGACAATTGCCCGGTTATATAGCAGCTCGGTGCCATAGTTCACATTGACCTTCGTGTAGCGAATGCCCGTATCATCATCGGACAGCGTCACCAGTGCATCGGAACGGGCCGCTGTATCGTTCGCATCTCGGAACGTCAGATCTCCATTTTTCCCAATGAACAGTTGCCCCTGCTCCGACTGTTCAATCAGTTGCAGATATTCGAGCGCGTTTTCCCCGGCGAAGGTTTGCGCGGCAACCGTATTGTCGCCCGTGTCAATGTTGCGGCGGTCTGCAGGCCAGTCCACGGTGAACATGTCCAGAACTCGTTCCACCCGTGCCCCTGTGGTTTCTACCGGCGGCGTAGTCGACGACAAAATGTTTTCCCGGGCTAAAAGTGTGAAATCGTCGCTCGCGCTAAGGCTCGCCACGGAGCGACCATCGGTTTCGTATTGGAACGACCAGTCATCAATTGACCCTCGGAACGTTGCCGTGCCGTCGACTGACACTCGTATCGGGGCTCGCGGGACAACGTCGATAGCAGTGCCGACGACGGGGTCAAAGAAACGGTCTTCGTTAGAAAATGAGCTCGTTAGCATGCCCGCACTAAACCGTTCTAGGTCGCGGTTCTTGCCGCGGCTGATCGCCAAGGACTGGACGCGGCTAGATACGTCGACGAAGGTTAGTCCGCCGAGAGTGTAGTTCGTGTTGTCCAGAACGCCGCGCTCTGCATCGTCGAGGACAAAACCTCGGACGTTCCCGATTTCGACAGTAGTCGCCACTATGCCCTCGCGAAGACTGGGCCGCTAGCTCGTTCGTAGCGTTTGATTGCTGTGACAACTTCCTCACCAATGCGGACTGGATCACCCACGCCAGACTGAATGTGTATGTTAATCGTGTTGCCGAATCGGCTGTCATCAAGGGGTATGACGGCCTCGGGTCCTGCCTCCCCAATTAAAGCATGCGTCGGACCGGTAACAATCCCGCCGCTAGCCATTGGCCTGAACCCGTCGAAATCGTCTTGCGTCAGTGGCAAGAGGCCGTCGTCTCTACCGAATACTTTGTCGATGAACTCTTGTCGCTGTGCCTCTGACTCAGCTATCTGGCTCCCGAACCGCCGTTCAAGAATGGATGCTCCGGGGTCTACCTCGGGGAAAGTCAGGAAATCTGCCATGGTCATACGCGGGATCTCTGCTATAGGCGTGAAAGAAATTTTCTGCATACGATCTGGCAGATCGATGCCCAACCCCTCGAGCCCCTCGATCGTCTTGTTCTGAAGGAAGACGAAAGCTCCGACCGTCCCGTTGATCGCTTTAATGACGAGGTTAAGCGAGTCGATAATCGAGTTCGCAAAGACCCGCATGATCGCGGGCGTGGTCAGCGACAGATCCTCGAGGGCAAAGCCCGCGGGCAGAATCCCCTCATCGACTAGATACTGGAGGCCCTTCTCTGTCATGTCCCGCAGTTTGTCTTTGGTCTCGTCAATGACCGGCTGGAAGTGCTCGCCGAGGTGTTCCATGAGCGCGGGCAGCATGACCTCATTCAGTGGCTCTAGCTCACCGGCAAAGAAGCCGAGCCCTTCTGAGAGCAGTCCAAACGCCTCAGTAATCGGGGTCAGGATCGTGTCGACAAACGGCGTGAGCAGCGTAAGCAGCATTTCAATCGGCGTGACTAAAATTTGAAATAAGCCGACAACTACATCGAGCACCGGCATCAGCAGTTCGAGGATTGGGATGAGCAGCTCGATCAGACTAACGACGACCGGCATTGCAGTAGCTAATGCCTTCCCGACAATCTCCCCGAGCTGGCCAAAAATGGGCACTACCGGGGCAAGAGCCTCGAATAGGATCGGAAGCTGTTCAGCGATAGCCTGCAGCACCGGGGCAAGACCTTCGAATACTCCTGTTAGTCCAGGGCCGACCTGGTCGATGAGTGGCATGAACTGATCGATGAGGTCGGTGCCGATCCCGAGCAGGATCTCTCCGACGGGCAGCAGTGCGGCCTTGAGTGTTTCCATCGCTCGCTGAAACTTGAACGAGGCGGTGTCCTCTGTAACGGCAAGCGCCTCGTCGAGCACACCCACGTCGTCCGTCATTTTGTTAAACAATTCTCGGTTGTCGTCAACGCTTTCCCCCATTAGGTCGAGGACACCGGAGAGGGCTCGCACATTTCCGAAGACGTCAGTAGTCGCTTCTATGTTCCCGTCGAAAGCATCAGTCAACGTTTCAAGCGCGGCGAACAAACCTTCTTCCTGGATCTGCTCTCGGATACCCTCAGCTGACATACCCATCCCAGCGAGAGCCTCGTTTGCCTGACTGGTCGGTTTAGCAATCGTGGAAAGGATCTGTCGCAACTGGGTCGCAGCAGTAGACGCATCGGTACCGGTCTTTGACATACCAGCCATCGCGCCACCCACCTCAGCGAAGGACACACCCAGGTTAGAAGCAAGCGGCAGAACAATCCCCATAAAACATCTACAGCCTTCGCGCCATCAAGTTGGCTGGATCCGTAAGCGTTCACCGCAGACGTGGCAAGGTCAGCAATGGTCTTCGTTTCACCCAGGCCGATCGCAGAACCCTTCAATGAGGCTTCCAGCACCTCGGTAGCTTCAGCCCCGCGTAGACCGGCTGACGTGATGAAGAACAAAGCATCCGCCGCTTCGTTTGCAGACTTGCCGAACTCCGGTCCTAATCGACGGGCAGCCTCTTCCAGTTCACCTAACTGTTCACCGGTAACACCGACCAGACCCTCGATTTTCGCAAACTGATCCTCGAAGTCAGACGCCATGCGGACAGCAGCGGTTCCGATAGCGGCAAACGATGCCGCGGCGGCAGCAGCCGTCGCACCCACGCCCCGGCTAAACCCACGAAGGGCCTTCTGCGCCTTCGTCAGCCCACGCTTGTTAAACGTGGAGACAATAGGCAGACTGATTGCCACTAGCTAACCACCCCCTGCTGTTTCCTCACCTTGGCCGCCAGCTTCGCGCTAACCCGTTCGGAATAGCGCAACACAATCCGCTCAGCCATCCGGGTCACTTCGTTCTTTTTCGCATAGAACGGTGGAATAACAAAACGACCACCATCGCCCAGCGGATAGCCCGCAGTCTTCAAACCCTGTATCAGGTTCCTGCCTCGATACGTTTTCCCTTGCGGGTTCACCGTCCCAGCCAGTTCCAGGATTTGATAACCCGGCGCATTTTTCCGAGCCTGGAAACGTATCGCCACAATCGGCCGCGTCTTCCGCCTGCCACCGTCACGGGATCCGACAACGATTTTCACCCCGGGCTTGTGGTAACGGTAACGGTCCACATACTTTCGATTTGATTGCCGCCGGTCTAACGTCTTCGGGGCCATGCCAGACAACGGGCTACCACGTTGCGGCACATGCTGCGAACGCAATTCCTCACCGATGGCCCTGGCTTCTTTGCGGAACTCCTTAGTCAGTTCCTTGTACATGTCCGGTTCGATGCGCTTAATTTCCCGGATAGCAGCCTCGGTCTGCTTGCCCCGGGATAGCGCGCCCTTCTGCTGGGCTGACAGGCGCATACCGAGGGGCATAGTACAACCATTCTACCTCTTGCGCTTACGCGGCTGGTTCTTTGAAACCAAGTAACGAAACATGGTCCAAAGCATCCGAGGATCCAACTCAGCAAGCTCCCGAGGACTAATCCCGGATTCGACTGACAGAACTGCTAACTGCCAGTGAACCGAACTGTCACCCAGGCCGGTTATTTTTTTTCGTCGGTGTCCCCGATGGCGGCAACTGTCTCGATCCACTTTTCGAATTCGAGCTTAGTTTCACCCGTACGCTTCACGACATGCCACGCCAAAAAAAACATGTAAGTGAGTCGCTGGTCTTTAGCCAGTCGGTCCACACCGACATCAAATTTTGACTCGAAAGCGATTAGGTCTGCCGCTATACAAGTGACAGTCTTTTCGCTTCCGTCGATGAACTGAATTTGTAGGTCAATGGGGTTCATCTTAGGCAGTTCCCCTTGTCACGTCACCGGACAGCGGCCAAGACACCGACAGCGTGGCGAGGTCGCCGACGTTGGATGCAAATGGCTGGTATTCGGTCACCAGGCAGGTGAACGTGTAGCTCGGATTCGTGCTGGACACAGAACCGGAGGTCGGCTTCACGACAATCTCAGTTGTGCCGCCCAAAAGGGGGAACAGGGTCGCGTCGACGGCTGACGCTCCGAAATCCTGGTGGAAGTCGAGCGACACTTCGCCATCTTTCAGGCCACCGATGCGGGTCCTGCTATTGTCACCGAACGAGGTGGTCTCCTGCTCTTCGGCAGAAAGGTCGAGGGTTACCGCGGCCAGCGACGAGCTGAAATCGGTGCCCCCGACGGTGATGCTGTAATCAGTAGCGACAAACTTCGCCAATTTAATGCTCCTTAGCTAGCTAATACCTGGACCGTGAAGTCGCAGGCGAGGTATGTTACCTCTCCCAATGATACCGTACCGAAGTTCGACATGTCGGCTACGAAGCAATCAAATGCCACGCCGCCGAGGGTTCGATCTGACTCGAGGGCATCTTTAACGGATGAACTGCCCGTCGAAATATATGCGTCAAGTCTTGCCTGGGCGCGTCGATCCGATGCCCGGCTAGCAATGACGGTCACCTGGAAGTTGTACCGGACAAGCCCGTTCTGATATGCCTGGGAGTAGTCGACCGTGTCGATCGCTATGACGGCGATAGGTGGAGAAGGGTTGTCCGGTATATCTATCGAGGTTCGCAACCCGGAAATCGTTTGCAGGTTGTCAACCAGTCCTTGCCGTAGGTCCTGAATGTTCGTCACGCCATCCGCACCTTCCTGAATGGCGCGGTCAAACTCATCACGTCAGGATCAATTCGGGTAATCGACATGGATCCAATTTCTCCGAAGCCAGCTACCCCGAGCGGCGCGTCGTAACGTTTGAACTGCCGGATAGACAAAATCAGGGTCGCTTGTTTAATGGCGGCGGGCACTTCTGAAAACCCCCACGTTCCTGTTACCTGCACGGTCGCCTCGTAAGCGTTCGGGGTGAGCACGTCAAAAATGGGGAACAGTTTGCCGCCTATGGCTCGGATCCTCATATAAGGGAACGTCACGCCGGAGGCGATTTGATTTGTCGGCTCGAGTTGATAGTCCGAATCAGACCAGGTGACATCGAACCCGTCGCCGTCGCTAGATGTTTTCAAAGTGTCGAGACTGATGAGGTCGTCAATGTCTACGAGGAAAGCGTCATCAGGTACGAACGTTTTTGTGGCGGTTCCTGCGTTGTAGAAAAACCGTTCACAATGCCCGTCGATTTGACGGCTGGCAGACTCGACAGCGGTCTCGAGAAGCGTGTCGTCAACGGTGTCAGATAAAGGAATTCGTAGGGCCTGCTTCACCTCGTCCAGGGTGGCATAGCCGTTAGTGATAGCCATAGGTCTATTCTACCGGCCGAGGGTGTGACTGTCGCCACTTCATCCAATGTTTAGCATTCGCGTCGCTGACTGCCGCATAGTCCTCGGGGACGGTTAGACCGGGCAGATAGCTCAGATAGTCCTGCATGTCTTCGGATCGCGTAACGATATTTTCGTAAGTAACCACCTCGTAGGGAACGTCTGCGTCATATAGGCCGCGAAACATCAGCGCAAACATTTGCTGATTTTTTCGCCAGGCTTCGTCAACAGTTCGAGCGTGGTCGGGGACTTGCGCCCTAACATTTGCGACCGTGTCCCGCACGATAACGAACCCGTAGGGAGACCACCCCGCAGAACGCATCTCAGAAGCCATAGAAGCCACGTCAGGCGTCTTGTGAGCGTGGGGCCATGAACGCCGCCACACAATCGCTCTAGACGTCTCAGAAGCTGTCGGAAGGCCACCGTCGAACTTTTGCCCGTGGTCACCATCACCGACAGCACCCGCAGCAATAAGCATGCGAGTAAACATACGAGTACCTGACCCTTCGCATCCGTAGACTAAATAGCCCTGTCGCATCAGGTGAAATACTCCCGCAGGAATGGCAGCCAGTACCAGTTCCACACCAGTTCAAGACTGAACTGCGACGCGAACTTAATTGCTTGCTCGTCGGTGCCGCGTTCCCGTTCATACATGGTTTCAAGGGCAGACACCATCGAGTCGATACTCGGCACGGTCCACCATGCAGCCTGATGGTTATTCCAAAACGGTTGCCCTGTCACTAGCAAAGACGAAGGCCCGGCAAGATCCGGCATAGAAGTCCAGTTTCCTACAATGGTCGGCACGCCACAGGCCTGCGCCTCAATGATAGGAACGCCGAAGCCTTCTCCCATCGATGCAGACAGCAAAACATCTGAAGCCGTATACAACGCCGCAAGTTCCTTCTGCTCGTATCCGACCCGCAGTTTTTCATCGTCCGCAATAATCACCGACTCGGCGGGCACGCCGCAAGCCTTCAGCAACACATCTAAACGGAAACCCCCGAACCGGTTTGACGGTGTCATATGCAGGTAAAGGTAGGCGTCTTCGTGTTTGCGGCGGAAAATGGAAAACGCAAGGATTTGCTCTGCCAGGGCCTTCCGATGCAGCAGACCGTTAGATTTATTCGCTGCAACAATGCTGACCAGAAAATCATCGTCGCCGATGCCAAGCACTCGTCTTGTTTTCTTTCCGAACAATTTTGGGGTCGGTTTGAATACAGCGGTGTCGACAGCGTGTGGAATATAGGCCGCGTCAATGTCGAGTTCATCTTTGATTTGACGTTGCCCGTGTGGCGACATAGCAATCGGCGTGACTTGTTCCCGCAGCAGCCATTTCTTAACGTCTGGCGGCATAGTGACATGGTCTAAAGGAACCCAGGAAATAATCGGACTGTCGAACTTGATTTCGTTGTAGATCCAAACGTCGTAGAGCGTGAGCAGGGCACGGGGTTTGTCCTGATGGTCCTTCATGAAATCGGTGAACCACGGCTGCAGCACATCGACGCTATGGGGTGTTTGTCCCTTCGGATAATGAGCGACTCGGCCGTGTGGCGTTTGGATCCAACTGCGTCCACCTTCTAACCCGTAGTTAGAAAAAACAGCGGTGTCGATTTTGTGCCGCGTTAAATGTTCAACAAGATATTGCGCCTGGACACCGTAGCCGGTGGACACCCCAGGCGTATTAGTAGCGAGCGCAAGTGCTGCTGAAATTTTTTCGTAGGTCATAGAAAAATCCTACCTCGTGGACGTGTGCAGAGTCGAACTGCAGTCTCAGAGTGTCCCGCAAGCGGTCTTCACTCTGATCGAAACCTTCCACGCCCTACATAGGAAGAGGCCACCCGGCGACCTACCGACCGGGTGACCCCTAACCTATAGTGACCTAGGCCAGTGCTAGGTACTTGACATGGCTGGCGTGAGAAAGTGCACCATCGAAGCGGTACACGAATCGGTATGCAGTCACGTCGTTCGCGAAGAACGCATCGGTCGAGGTGCTGACCTCGAGGCCGGTGGTCGCGATCTTGTACGAAGGCATGTGGCCGAAGACCACAGCCTTGTTACCGGTAGCAATTCCGTTCATTGCGGGGTTCTCCAAGATGGGGAAACCAAGCAGACGGTCCTCGCCGCCAACGACTGGGTCGTAAATAAACGCCCCATTGTCGTCCTTCAATTTGCGAATCGCACCAATGGTTGCGGTGTTTGCCATGAACGCCACGCCCGGCAACCGTCGAGCAGCTCCATCGAGGCTGTAAGCCAGGTCGAGCAGTTCGTCTGCGGTAATCGCGTTCGTGGTTCCAGCGGTCACACCGGAGCCAGCAGCGGTAACGACACCCTCGGTCTCGGTCGTGCCGGTTCCGACAGTAGCCAGGTCGTTCACCTGAGTACCGATAGCGTTACCAGCCTGCTCGGCGATAACCGAAGCAATGTCGAAACCAGCATCGTCCAGCAGCTCGTTGGCAATCTTCACGATGAAGGCCTGCTTGCGCGGCTGCAGCAGGATGCTATCGAAAGTTGGCTCGCTATCGGAAATAGCAGAACCAGCCTCCACCTGTGCCGCAGTCGAGTAGCCGGTGTAGGTAGGAATTCGCAAGTCGTTTCCTGAGTCACGAGTGAAGACCTCGGCAACGTCGAGCATCGGGCCAACCAGTCGAGCAAGTCCGTAGACCTGGTCGAGGAAGTCAACCGGCACGGTGTTAGTTCCGGGAACGAGTGTTGCACGGCTCTCGTGAGAGAAAACGTGCTCGCGGATTTCGCCACGTCCCAGCGCGCGCAGAATGTCGGATCCTGAGCGGGACTCGGCGACGGGCTCGAACTCGCGGGCAGCCTCAGCTACCTCGGCGGCACGTTCCTCGTTGCGCTTGACCACGGCGATAGCTTCATCCGCTTTGCGAATGTCGGTTTCGATGCGGTCGATTTTTTCAAGCTCGGAAGCGTCCAGCCCACGACCTTCAGCCTCAGCTGAGTCGATGGTTTCGCGAATCTGCATGGTGAGGTTCGCGCGGTGCTCTTCCTGGCTCTTCACGAAGTTAGACAATTTGAGTCTCCTTGTGTAGATGGTTTGGATGGACATGGAGGGCGGAGACGCTCACTCCCTACGGTCAGCAGAGCAAACTCACGATTCTGACATGTTCATTTTAGCAGGTGAAACTTTTTTGTTGAGGTAGTGGACACATGGGGGTGTACCGGTATACCATTGACCTATCAACAGAAAGGAACCTCATGGAACTAATCACAAAAGACATCTCCGGTGAAACCGTGCTGGGCCACATAAAGAAGCTGTGGACAGTCCAGGTGAGGGTGACAGCGTCAGGCAAGTTCATGGTGCAGGTGTCGGGCACTCACGCGCCAGATCTTCCAGTCCGGTCGTTCACTGACCCCGTGGACGCC